TATCTAACATTCAGTGCAGATGATACATCGTGGAATGTTGGATATAAAAATGATTCGGGTACGGAGTTGGTGTCAAAAAATAGCGACACCGATTTGACCGGAGCTTTGGTGGATCTCTTCGAGAGTTTACTTTGCGGTAAGATTATTGATTATTATAGCGATAAAGGAACAATTCGATACAAATAGAAAACAGAATAGTTATGATTAAAGTACAAGACCTTAGAATTGGAGATATGGTGCAGCCTCATTCTACCAACGGAGCTATTCTCCCGGTAATGAGAGTTGTCTCCCTGCATGAGTGCGGAACGGTTGAGTGTGTGATTGACGATGAGCAAGGCGATCCGTTTGATTTTGAAGAAAAGGATTTGACCTATCCGCGTAAGCGAGTGAAATACTATTTCTTTGTTACATCCGAAGGAACGGTTGAATCCTGCTTGGATAATGTGAACGGCTCTATGCACAATAAACGCTACGAAATCGGCAATTATTACGTAACGGAGGAAGATGCGTTAAACAGTGAACGATACCGCGTTATGAACACGTTTGACGAGCCTAAAGACGCATGAAGAGCTAATAAACTACTCTCTCCAATTGGTTGGTAGTTTTAAAATATTTATCGGTCAAAGGTTGCAAGGATATTATAAAAATCGTATCTTTGCAACCTGACTTTAAGATGTCGAGAAGAAGTATGACTGAACAACAGATAGAAGGTCTGCGACAATGGTACGATGTAATGAAGAACAACTGCGAGCTTGTCGAATTGCGTCTTATGGACGGAAAGAAGATATACTCCGGCTACTTTACGGACATTGATACGATTGTCAGAGAGCTTGCCAAATACCCTCAATGCAATTGCTATTATACGCTAAATGGCATTGATAAGGCTTTATATTCGAGAAAGCAGAAAGACCACTTTGAAATGAATGCGGTCACTACTGCAGATAAGGATATAGTGAGCCTTGATTGGATATTGATAGACTGCGATTGCGAGAAACCGACAGGCGTTATGTCTACCGATGAGGAGTTGGAATACGCAAAGAAGAAAGCCAACGCTATTTATGCCTATCTTAGAAATGAGAATTTTGAAAGACCCATCGTAGGTGTGAGTGGTAGTGGCGTACACATGCTGTACCGCATACAGATGAAGAATACCGAAGAAAGGCACAAGCTGATAAAGAGTTTCTTGGACGCATTAGGATTGATGTTTTCCGACGAAAGAGTAAAGATAGATTCTACCGTAGGTAATCCTGCTCGTATCTCTCGCCTCTTCTATACGGTAAACATGAAGGGTTCAAATACACAGGAGAGACCTTGGCGCATGGCTCATTTTGTAAGCGTACCGGACGAGATAAAGCCGACCAGCTATGTCTACATAGAGCGTGTAGCGAAGATAGCGGAGCCGGAGATAGAGAAGCCAAGTCGTGAGAATCACTACCGCTCATCCGATAGTTTTAACTTGGAAGAGTTTTTGGTAAAGTACAATATAGAGTACACAAAGAAGGTAGAAACAAATGACTATATTAAGTACGTTCTAAAAGAGTGCGTCTTTAATCCGGAGCACAAAGCTCCCGATGCGGCAGTTTTTGACTTTAAAGGGAAGGGGTTCCAGTACGTGTGTCTACACAATTCCGACCGACATTTTACCTTTAAAGATTTTCGTCTAAAATTTGACCCGGACGCATACTCAAAAGATACGTATGCTGAGTTTGTGCATAAGAGCAACTACTACGGCATGAAACGGGAGTTTGTTCCGGAATCCGTAACAAAGGAGAAGGGCAATCCGTGGAAGAAGATGTCGGAGATTAGAAAGACGGAGCTTTCGGCAGACGATTATATAGCCACGGGAATACCGACCATCGACAATCTGATAATAGGAGCTAAGAGGGGGCACGTGACCGTCTTGACCGGAAGAAGAGGATGTGCTAAGTCTACTCTTATGAACGAGATTATCCTAAACGCCGCACAAAGAGGATATAAGATTGGATATTGGAGCGGTGAGATGTCGGAAAGCGAGTTAAAAACATGGCTAACACTACAAGCTGCAGGAAAACAGTTTAACCTACAGAGCAAGTTTAACAACTACTACTACACACCGAACACGATAAGCGAAAAGATAGACCCGTGGCTGGATGAGTACCTACGCATTTATAGCGATAATTACAGCCAGATATACTTGGATATTGAAGAGCGAATAAAAGAATTGATACAACAATGGGGATTGGATATTGCCGTATTTGACAATCTGATGTCTATGTCTATTGAAGAACTGGGCGCAAGGGATGAGTGGCAAAACCAAAAGATACTTTTGCAAAAACTCACGCAACTTGCCAAGCGGTACAACATCCATGTATATTTGGTTGCTCATCCGAACAAACAGCGTGAATGGCTGGATGTAGAATCTATTAGCGGTAGCGGTGATATTTCAAACTATGCGCAGAACGTCTGGCTTGTCAGTAGAATCTATAAGGATAAGTTTGAACAGCAGGCAAAAAACACTTATCCACAAGCGACCATACAGGATATTCTAAACAGCGAAGCGACAAACATCCTTGAAATCGGAAAGTGTCGTGACAAAGGTGCTGCCGTAGGTAAGATAGTAAAGTTTTGGTTTGAGATGGAGAGCAATCGTTTAAAGAGCGACCCATACGAAGTGATAAACTACAACTGGCAGGTGAGCGAGAAACAAATGACGATGCAAGGTATTGCTTCGAGCTACGAGGTATCGGAGGGAAGTTCCGCTTTTTGTATTACCCCGGATATGCCGTTTGCGCCACCGCAGCCGGAAGTTGAGAATAATTGTCCTTTTTAAAAAAACGAGAAGTGTATGATAGATTTAAGGCGTGGTGATTGCTTTGAAATATTACCCACAATAGAAGATAAAAGTGTAGACCTAATACTAACCGACCTACCCTACGAAGTGCTTAATAAAGCGAACGAAAACGCCACGTGGGATAAGATGTTACCGCTCGATAAACTATGGGTGGAGTTTAAGCGAGTAATTAAATCCGGTGGGGCGATTTTACTATTTTCGCAGGGGATGTTTACGGCAAAGCTCATGATGAGCAATCCTACATGGTGGCGATACAACCTTATATGGGATAAGGTAGCTTCTACCGGCTTCTTAAACGCAAATCGTATGCCCTTGCGCCGACACGAAGATATTTGCGTGTTCTACGACAAGCTGCCGACCTATAATCCGCAAATGGAGAAATGCGAACCACACAAAAGAAATCACAGTAAGGGAAACAATCATAAGCCGAGTTTAAATTCCTGTTACGGCAGCTTTGTTGAAACGCCTACTATTATATCCGATGAGAAATTTCCGACAAGTATAATATCTATCTCAAAAGAGCATAAGAACGGGAACTTTTACCATCCTACGCAAAAAGCAGTACCTTTGTTGGAATATCTTATAAAGACCTATTCAAACGAAGGTGATACGGTTCTTGATGCGACAATGGGTAGTGGCAGTACGATGGTGGCTTGCTTGAACACCAACCGTAGCGGCATTGGGATAGAGTTGGAACAGAAGTTTTTTTTGCATTGCAGAGAAAAGAGTAAAAGAAGCTGCAAGAGACAAGGAAAGTAGATTTTTTTAGTTTTATGTTGTATAACATATAAAAATACTTGCATAGTAAGAAAAAAGGCTGTAACTTTGCAGCGTTGATTAAAGACGAATACCGCGACATTCGCCGAACAAGAAGAAAAAGTTTTAAAAGAAGTCTCCATTGTTGATGCGTCGCGGCTCACATTGGAGGCTTTTTAAATAAAAAAAAGATATGGCTAACGAAAACAGCAATCTACCTGCTTTGGCAGCAACACTTAAAACGCCGAAGGTAGTTCAAAAATTTCAAGAGATGTTGGGTAAGCGTGCCCCTCAATTCATTACAAGTATTACGAGCGTTGTAAACAGCAGCGCAATTTTGCAGAAAGCGGATGTAAACTCCATTATTATGGGTGCCGCCATTGCCGCAGCTATGGATATGCCACTTAATGCCAACTTAGGTTATGCGGCATTGGTTCCATTTAATTCAAAAGATGGCTGTCACGCACAATTACAGATTATGGTGCGCGGATGGACGGAGTTGTTCTTACGCAGTGGTCAGTGCCAGCAGGTAATCAACGAGATTGTGTACGAGGGGCAGCTCATTAAGAAGAACAAGTTTACCGGAGAATATGTTTTTGATGAGGATGCGAAGAAGTCCGACAAGATGATAGGTGTCATGGCGTATTTTCGCTTGACAAACGGATTTGAGAAGGTGGAGTACATGAGCCGCGAGGAACTTGAAAAGCACGCCAAGAAGTATTCTCAAACCTACAAAAAAGGATATGGTCTTTGGGTGGATGATTTCGAGGCTATGGCAAAGAAAACCGTTCTAAAGCGATTGATTGTAAAGTGGGCACCAAAATCCATTGAGATGCAGCAGATGGTAACTTTCGACCAAGCCGTTGTGAAGGGCGATATTTCCAATCTTGACGAGGCGGCACCGGAATACATGGATAATGATTCATCCGTTGAGGTTGAACCGGTGCAGGAAGTAAATGTGGATGATATAAAGGAGGAAGTACCTGTTCAGAGGGTTGAAGCAAAGGTTGCTCCGCAACCTGCCGTAGCACAGGCTCTCGTAAGTCAAAAGAAAGCTCCTCAAAAGGCAGATGAGGTAGAAGAGTTCTAAATATCTAACTTTTTCTTGCCATGAGAGATTTTCTTGAGTTAATCATCGTTGCGCCATTTGCGATAATCGGTTGTGTGGTAGTACTACTCGCACTGCCCTTTATCGGCGCAGTGATATTTGTATGGTTATTTGTGCGCTATATGCGCGAAGAGTGGTAAAAACTATGAGTGACTGGACTGGCAATAGCCATAGTGTATTTGTGACGAACGGCGCAAGCAATCACGCCTCCGGGGAAAGAGCCGTTAGTGATTATTATGCTACTGACCCGAAAGCGGTTGATAGCTTGCTGGCTGTCTACCCACTAAAGGGGCGTGTATGGGAGTGCGCCTGCGGAGAAGGACATCTCGCCAAAAAGTTGGTAGAACGCGGCTTTGAAGTAGTTTCGTCCGATTTAGTGGATAGAGGTTATGGAGAAGGCGGCGTGAACTTTCTTTGCGAGCTTACAACGAGAGCTAAGAACATCGTAACAAATCCTCCGTACAAATATGCGGTGGACTTTGTAGAGCACGCACTAAGATTGCTACCGGAAGGTGGTGTATGTGCTATGTTTCTTAGGACGCTGTTTTTGGAGGGAAAGGGGCGCAGAGAGCGCATATTTGATATTACCCCCCCCATTATGTGTTCGTCTTTTCAGAGCGCGTTAAATGCGCTAAAAACGGCATATTTGACGGAGTGGCAGGTGTACAGAGTTATTCGTGGTTTGTTTGGGAAAAAGGATACAGCGGTGATACGATTGTAAGATGGATATGAGGATAGGCTTGGTTGATGTAGACGGAAAGGGTAGATTCCCTAACCTTGCACAAATGAAGATTGCAGCGTACCATAAGATGCGTGGTGATGTAGTAGAGTGGGCGGATCCTTTGTTTGGTGAATATGACAAGGTATATCAGAGTAAGGTGTTCAAGTTTTCGGAGGACTATCCGTATGACTTTCATTGCGAAGTCATAAAGGGTGGAACAGGGTATGATTACAAGACGCGCCTGCCACAAGAGATAGACGCTATGCAGCCGGACTATTCCATCTATCCGTATATCGACCGTAAAACAGCCTACGGATTTTTAACGCGCGGCTGTCCGAACAAATGTAAGTGGTGTATTGTTCCCCTAAAAGAGGGGGGGGGTACAACCATATAGAGATGTGGACGAGATTGCAGTGGACGGAAGGACGCATTTAGTGCTTATGGATAATAACATCTTGGCAAGCGATTACGGACTCTCTCAAATCGAAAAGATTGCGGAGAAGAAGTATAGGGTAGATTTCAACCAAGCACTGGACGCAAGATTGGTGACGGACGAAGTGGCTAAGTTGTTATCAAAAGTACATTGGCTCACGGAGATTCGTTTCGGATGCGACACTAAGAAACAGATTGAGTATTGCGTTGAGGCTATGCGAATGATAGATGCGTACCGCTGCAGGCCTGCTCACTATCTTATGTACGCGATGTTGCACGGAAGTATAGACGAGTGCTATAATAGACTGACGTACTTTAAGAGCTTTCCTCGCGTACGGTTGGTCACGCAGCCGTACAGGGATTTTAACGACCCTCACCAAGTGATACCGCAGTGGCAAAGAGATATGGCTCGTTGGTCTATGCGCCGTGAGTTTTATGCGATTATGGATTTTAAGGAGTTCGCTCCGAGAAAAGATTTTGTATGTAGTAAATATTTTGAATAGTATGGAAGAATTTTTGATTTTATTAGTTACGGCGTTTATAGTAGTCGGCATTATCTGTCTGGCTGCGTGGTGTTGTATGTTGGTTCCGCAGGTTGCGTTGATTGCATTTGTGGTAGTTTTCGGGTATTTAATTTATAGATGGTGGTAGTATGTATTGGATTAGTGTTTTAGGAACAATGAGCTTTGTGGCTATCTTTGTTCTGATATTTTCTGTTATAGCAGCTCTCGTTGGTGCTATTACAGAATGGATAGTAAGTGGAGAAATAAGCGTAATAACCAAGGCGTTTATTATTATCGCTGCGGTATCTCTCTTAATTGTGATATTTGTTCCGCAGAAGGAAGATTTGATTAAAATATTTGGAGTATGAAAAGTATAGGTGAATATTTCCCTAAAGAGGGGTTTGTAGGTGATTTGGAGGTCTCTCTGGTTGGTCTGCAAGTGGATAGTACAAGTTTGGAGGCAGCGACCGGAACGTATCAATTTGACAGAAATCATTTTGTCCGAATTTAACTGCCGATAGATATGGTTGAGAGCGTTGTAAAGCCGAAGAAGGTAGAATACTCTACGGAAGGAGCCGAAGAGATAAAAGAGCCGGAATCTCTTGAGGAAGCCGAACAGCAACTGGAAGAGAAAGTGAAAGAACACCTTGCAGGTAGCCGATGGGAAGTTCTTCTCGATAGAGTTAATGAGTTTAACGAAACAATCTCAAACGACAATGATGTAATGGAGGACGTAATAAAGCAACTTTCGGAAGAACGTAGTGAACAAGCGGAGAAAGAGCACGCAGAATATCTCGAAAAGACGATGAAAGAGTTCCACGAGAACTTTATCAAGCACAACAATGACGATGAAACTTTTACCGTTAATAAAGCTGCTGTAAACGAGATTCTGCAGGCTAAGCAAGCGATTGATGATTATTATACACGCCTTCGAGACGAGCTTGCGATGAAGATGTATTCTATGGTACAGCGTGGGGCCGATGGATATATCCACGACGCTGACGAGTTTGTAAAGAAACTAAGAAGTTCCAAGCTATGAGTACGAAGATAGTAATAGGTGATAAAAGCTACGATGTGAGCGATGTGAAGTTTTCGTGGCAGGACAAACATAGCGGAAATCTTATCGTGCAAGAAGATACGCCGCAGGATTATTCGTTCACTGTGTCCGTTCCGAAAAAGCCACGGGTAGATGTAATGCCATTTGATAAAAGCAGAGCACTTTATCACCATGCCAAGAAAGCGAAGAAAGCGAAAGGTAATAATATGCTTCGGCACCACATCAAACGCATATATTTAATAATCCTATCCTTTGAAAAGGAGACCGATTGTTATGGTCGATACGCTTTCGACCAGACGTTATTTCTGGTCGAACTTATTCGTCTTGATATGGAGAAATATTTTGCCGCAAGGCGTTATCTTGAACGATTAGACGATAAGTACAGAAATGGCAGACAAGTTATATTCTAAAGACGATGAAGCCTTACTTGGTTTATACGACCAGTACGGGTTCAATATTCCGATGGATTTGTCACGCTATGAGCGTAGACGATTGAAGTTGTTGATTAGTAAGAAAAGAAAAATCAAATAATGTAGTTATGAAAATGACGAACGAAGAAATCAAGGATAAAATAAAATTGGCTGTCTCGCAGATTGAGACCACAATGGACGAAGAAAAGGAACTTTTCAACCTTTTCAAGGATAAACACAATAGGAAATATTACTTTATGGATTTGCTTTGTGATTATCTTGCCGCGTTGATGAGCAATAATGGCTTAGATTACATTACGGTTGATACGGAGACCGGCGAGTGTGATGCGGAGGTTGGCATTACCGTATTCTGCGGAACAGACCCGGAAGAAAGATTGTATTTCCATGGATATGGAGAAGAAAAGATACCTGTTCAAAAACTTGGAATAGATTTTCTCTTAAAGTTTACGGGTGGATTGATGGATTTTTTAAAGGACTAATGTATGAAACAGATACTAAAAATATTGATATGCGATTATTTCACAATGCCGGACGAATGCTTTGAGCAGCTAAATCCGTACAAACGTATTGATTGGGCTAAAGTTGTAAGCGAGCACATGAAAAAAGACACTCCCTTGTGTGTTGCCCCATGCGAAAGAAGGGATTCATTTATCGAGACTTTTATTAAACCATACTTAGGTGAGGATTGTTTTCTTAGAGAAGGTGCTTTTAATGTTGTTCACAAGGCGAAATGGTTGGACGAAGATATTCTGTATATATTGATTAACGGAATGATAAAAGATGAGCTTACAATTAGTAGTGAAAGGTTTATAGAGCAGGACAAGCCTCGGCAGATAGACATTAAAGTCGATTTGGGTAAATTGGAAGAAAACGGTTCTACAAAACGTCCGAAATACAATCTCACTGACGAGGACAAGAAGTTGCTCATGGAGAATGCGGAAATCATTCTTGATATTTTCAAGACGGATATTGAAAGAGCAATTAAGAGTTTTGAGGATAAGGTGCAAAAAGCATTCCAAAATGACGAAGATTAAGGTGCTGGGTTCATCCTCGGCAGGTAACGGCTATCTGATTGAGAGCGATAACTCAAAACTAATATTGGAGTTAGGCTGTAATTGGAAGAAGTACCTGTCGGCGATGAACTTTGAATTAGAGAATTGTGTTGGTGCATTGGTAACGCACGTTCATGGCGATCACATTAACCTTGCGACATACAAGAATTTTCATAAGACAGGATTGAGGCTATATGCTCCAAAGTCCGTATGTGAAAAAGTTGAGGCTGTCGAGATACAGCACAAAGCAAAATACGCATTGGGTGATTTTCGTATTGTGCCTTTGCTTGTAAAGCATGGTGATTGCGAGTGTTATTCTTACGTTATCGACAATGTTACGGATGGAACAAGAATACTCTTTATAACGGACTGCCAATACTTTGGGTATAATGTAAAAGGGGTAAATGCGTTACTTATCGAGGCAAACAACTCTACCGAGATGTTGCTAAATGCGATTGCAGACGGTTTTGAAGTCCGTAGCCGCTCCGAAACGCACATGGAGGTACAAACTACCATCGACACGATAAAACGCCTACAAAACGAAAATATGAGCGTTTTAATGCTGATACACTTATCGGACAACTATTCCGATGAGGAATTATTCAAAAAAATCGTGTATAAATCCACCGGGATAAAGCCGATGGTAGGACATCCGGGGGTAGAAGTTGAGGTATTTACGGACGATTTTTGATGTAAAGTTTTTGATATAACAATGAAAAGCAGTAACTTTGTGGTGTTTAAAAGAGCACCATAGCATGAAGAAGTTGAACAAAAATTGTAGTGGAAACAAATACGGAAACAAGAAGGTCGTTTACGATGGTATCACCTTTGACTCCAAACGTGAGAGCGAAGTATATATGATACTAAAGTCCTACGAAAGCAAGGGGCTTATTTCTAACTTGGAGTGCCATCCGAAGTATGAACTGATACCGGCTATCAAAGAGAACTACACTGTTCAGTTAAAGACAAAGGTTAAAGTAAAGGAGCGAACGGTACAATTACCCATTACCTATACGGCAGATTTTAGATTTCAAAAAGGAGATAAAGAGTACGTCTTTGACGTGAAGATTTCAAAGTTTCTTCTTCCAAAGGAGTACACGTTAAAGGTAAAGATGATGCGGTATTTTCACGGGATAGACGTTATCGAGATATACAAACCTAAAGATGTCGATAAGGTATTGTTTCCTGCCGGAGGTGAGCAGCAGAACTTTTTTTAAAAAAGAGATGCGCTTTTCTTGGCTCATTGGATAGAAATTTCTACCTTTGCAAAAGATTTTTAAGTAAGAGAAGTATAGATATGAAAACGATTGAAATTATACTAAAGTCTGTCGGCGATAGATTGAACTTGAAACGACAAGATATATTGGCAAAGAACGATGAGGTCGCTAAGTATAGCAGGCTTGTTCTTATGTACGTGACGATAAAGTACAAGGTATCTACCATAGATATGACCAAAATATCCATGCTAAGCAGAACGCATTGGGGATTATGTAGGACACTGGCAATTGATAAGTACGATGATGATTCGGACTTTAAGAATGTGTGCGATATTATTACGAGAGATGTTGAGTATGTCCTGCATCCGGACGAGTACAACAAAAGTGTGGACGCAGAAAGAGCAAAGAAGAATATTAAGGTTACTAAGGACGATCTGACGCATAAGAACAAGAGCCACTTGGGGTGGCGTTTCTCCGAGAAAGAGGAGCTGGCTTATAAGAGAGCTATTTTATCTGCCAATATTTTTATGCGAAAGTATGGTAAAGTCCATGTTTACAAGGATGTTAAGTAGGAAATTCTTTTCTCATTTTACTATAAATTTTTAAGGTTAGATTTATTTGTTATTAGCAAATTTGAAAAGTCCACCCGGGTTGTGATAACCAAGGTGGACTTTCTCTTGGAGTGAAGTATGAAAAGAAACCTTCTCTTTAAAGGTTAAACACCTTATCGAATACAGACTTTATTTTCTCTCTTTGTATAGCGTTGATAACGTCAATTATCTCGTCTTTTCTAACGTGAGATATAATGACGGTGGCTTCAATATCGCCAAGATGAGTATCTATTCTAACTTTCATGCTTTCTGCCTTTTTACAAATTCCATATACTTAAATGTCTTGCAGGGAGAGTATTCATCCTTGGACGAAGAGAAATCCTCATCATGAAAGAAGAACTCGTATGCGTCTTTAAGAATTTGCGCAGGCGAAGATGATGCGGCAAGGTCGGTTGCGAAGATGTTGAATGCAACGTATTTCGTCCAGCGTGTAACGGAGGATGGGAACTGCATATCTTTGGTTGCATCTTCAATGTCGGAGATAGACCAATATTCGCCGGAGTGTTTGTTTCCATCCTTGTCGTGCCAAGTCATTTGTCCGACATCGTATCGAGCAAATTCCTCGTCATATTGATAGGCGTTCATCCGTCCGAACTCTTGTCGCATAAATTCGTAGTACTTACCCGGGTCGCTGTCTTTAAGTGTGTCAAGTAGCTTACTGACGCTGCAAACAGAATCCCACATTGTTTCTTTTGTAAAGGTGCCGCTTTTGTCGGCTGACTTTACTATCTCGTAATAACTCTTCATATTATTAGCAATTAGGACACCCGATTGAAAGTTTCGGGAGTGGTTGATAAATATTCGTCACGATTGACCTTTTCGTTTGTTTTGTTTCTCGTTTAGCCATGAGTATAAATGTTGAAGTTCAACAATTAGGAAATACATCCATACGGAGATATAGGATGCGAATATGGATAGCGCAAGGATTGTGATGATGTCGCGGTGCTGCATAAAGAGCGCAAAGGCTGTAAGCCAAAACGTAGAGCACTTATGGCAGGATAGAATCTTTTGCGCAACACCCGATACCGCCTCGAATAACCCTAAGTGAATGCCGAGCGTTGTTATTAGAACGCATAAGAATACGGTTATCCACATGGAAGTCAAGCAAGGGTAATTATTATCGGAAACTCCGTCACGGCTGTTTTACCGCAGGACTGGCAACCAACGGTAGAGATGGTGTTTGTAACCGTACCGATGGTAATTGTCGGCATGGATGTTATGTCCGAAGCCGAATAGATAGGTACTTGTACCTGTGTTAAGAGTGGCTGTGACATAACGCCGGAACATCCGCAGTTGCATTTGTTGTAGGAATATACGCCTTGAATGTTGAGTGTTAAGACGTACTCACTCATACCGATGGATGCGATACTTACAGGAGTAACCTGCGGTGAAAGAACGAAACCCACCTCACGGCATACGGAGGCGCAAAGTTTGTTCGTGATGTTGATGGTGCCGAAGTAGGGTGAAGCTGTGCTACCCAGTGCCGGCGTAAAAGTAGTGATTGGTTGGAACATAATGAATTTAGTTTAATGAGGACTATTTTACTTTTCATCCGTGCCGTCCTCGTTGGCTGGATATAACGCTTGCAGGATAAGGTCTATCTTCTGTGATAGTGCTTGTATCTCTGCGTATGCGTCTACTACGTTACGATTGGTATTTGCAACACCCTCTGCTATGATGGTGAAGATGTTCTGCTGTTTTGTTGTATCCATTTCTCTACGAATATATTGTTTTTAAAGCTATTTAGAGCCGCTGTGAGCGCATTTGCTGTTACAGCTATATGTTTGTTCCTTTTTTCGTTTACAAAGCCGTAGAGAGCGTTTTTGAGCGTTTCTGCTTGTCTCTCGTCCTCTGCGTATATGTAGAACTCAATTTTGTACGGTTGTAGTTGTGTCATTGTTTAGCGGTATTTCGGGTAATTGCTGTTCTGTTTCGGTAGTAGATGTGCGCATAGAGCGAACGTATTCCCATGCCTGCATGATGTCGGAGCGGTTTTCTTTTATGAAATTAAAAAACTTGCCTGCGCTACCTTGTATTTGCTCCAAGATACCGGGTTCTTTCACATCGAAGTCGGGAAGTGTTTCGATTCCGTCCGACAAGAAAGCGTAGAGTTTCTCGGCTTCCGTAACGCTACCTTTGCAGGCTTGCAGGCACTGCATTTTCAGTGCCATTTTGGACGTGGGATTAATCATGCGTAAATCTATCTTTTTCTTGAAATTGAACATACTTGTATTTGAAAATGGCAAATCTGCGAAAAAATCGCAGAAATGCCGTTTTTAAGAAATAGTTTAGTTACCACAACCGCAACCGCAGTCCTGCGTAGCAACTCTTTGCACCCGGAGGGCGCAAGAATTTTGGATTACGCTTGAGAGCGGATTGGTGCTACCGCCGTTTAAGAGTGCCAACGCTTCTGCCGTAGCCAGTGCTTGTGACTGTGCGCTACCGCCTGTTGCGCTGGAGGCTTGTCCCTGCAGGGCATAGAGCTTGTTGTTCACATCCAGCGTAATGTTGTCGGCACGCTGATTATCGGCTACAATACGGTTGGCAAGGAGAGCCACAAGGTCGCTGTTGGCTTTAGCCTGTGCGTTCATGGTGTTGGTAGCACCAATGGAGCGAGCTTTGGACGCAGCGTTTACACCCCATATACCTGCAATGGCAAGCAGGAGCGCACCGCCACCCAAACCGCAGGCAAGTCCCAGTCCTGTTGCTGCCATACCTCTTCCGTGGTGACGAGAAAGAGCCTCGTAGTCGGCATAAGAAAGATTATCCATAATGATTTGCAATAAAAACTCGGTCAATATCAACCGTGCTGCAAAATTACGAATAGTCTAATTTTCTTACAACAAAGTCACAAAGTAGTGCTAATTACTTGTTACTCCAAGATTTAGGTTTGATTTTTAAGAACGACACAAAGTTGTAGAGTACCTTTCGCTTGGGTTTTGGCATAAGATTACGCGATAGTGTTGAGCTGACATTGGTTCTTGATTGGTGGTAAAAGTCGCATAGGCTGTCGGTATCCGTGTAGTCCGTGACGTTCTCTGTTACACAGCGATAAATAGAGCGCATATCCTCGTCAGTGCATTTATCGTTTTCAAGTTTATACTTTAAGAAGTCAAGAATCTCTATTAGGTAGCGTTTGATTGTTTCTCTCTCCATCGTCATAAAAGAATATGTTATATCCGTTCCAAAGAGTTGAGACGAAAAGAAGAGATAGTAGACACAGCGTTACGAGTACTCCCGGAGCGGACAGGGTGAATATATAGTCGTCTATTAGCGTAACGATGGTCGGAAGGAGGGTAAGAGCGCATTGTGCATGGTGATAAACGCACATACGTAGCGTAAAGGAGAGTAAAAGAAGAATAACGGATGATAGTGCCGATTGGTAAAAGATAACGTCTACAAAGGCGCATAAACGCTCACAATCGAAGATGTAAAGGAGCATGGATAGGATGTACCCCATTGTAACTAAGAACGGAGCAAACTTTACAACAAGTGTAACATTGCGCAGTATGTCTACCAATTCTCTCATTTTCTTTTTCCCCATTTAATGCGAGCCATGATTTTGACCTTTGGTTTCCACACGCCCTTTTTATTGTTGTTTGAGGGTGTGGACGAGGATTTCTTTATGGCTTGCTTATTCTTCATGGCGCAAATGTAGTTTATTAAAATTACACTTGCAAGTTTTTGCTTTATTATTTTATCGAAATGATGTAATTTTCGTCATTTGAGCGAACTTCAACCATAAAGAAAGCACTCAACGCTCTGATTGTGTCCCAAAACAAATCTTTTTCTGTATTCTCTTTTGAGGTGAACAACTCCAAAGTTTCTTCCGATGTAGGCATATTTGTAGAAATTATGGTTTAGTAGTGACAGGTATTTTCTTCTCATAGCGTAGCTTGCGTAGTGTTTCATCATCCCAAGATAGCTATTTATGGAGCCTACCGCATGAATAAACTCCTCTGTTGTTTTTGCGTTGTTTGCTTTATGGATTGCGTTTACGAATCCTCCAACGCTGCGGTTGCCGATGTATTCTCTTCCGGGTTTAATGAAAGCACCTGTAAAATCTACCCCTTTTGAGTAGTGTTGTATGTAGGACTTGCTTTCGTTGAGCGATAGTCCTATTCTTGAGAGTTCTTTTCTAATGGCACGAATAATGCAGAATATCTCCTCTTTTGTTTCGGTTAAGAATACCATATCGTCCACGTATCTGACGTGATAAGGTGTTGAGGATTCGATAATCCAGTCAAGGCGGTTAAGATATAAGTTGGCAAAGAGCTGGACGAACAAGTTGCCGATAGCGAAGCCGCATCCATCATCCTTCTTTAAGAGTGATTTATGTTTTGGTAGCAAATCGAACAGTTTTAGTTTTCCTTTCTTTATACAATCCTTGGACGGGTCGTGTAGGATAAGTTCTCTACATACGTAACGAAGACTTTCTTTGTCTGTTTCGTCTTTGTAGTGTTTTACGATGAAATCGTCTATGAGGTCTGCCATTTGCTGTTTTGGAATACTCATAAAGAAGCCTTTAATATCCACCTTGCCTATGTAGCAATCTTTGGTGTAGTTTTCCGACAGCTCTTTTATATCGGACGCAAGTGTTTTCACACCGAGTAGTTGCCCTTTGCTTTTTCTGCAATTAAAAGTACGGTCGTTAAACACCTGTTCCATTAAAGGCTCCAAGCGGAGTGCTACCCAAGTGTGAACCACTCTATCGTAGAACTCCGCTGCAAAAATCTCCCGTAATCTAGGTCTTGTAACGACAAAGCAGATAGAAGTACTTGGGTGGTAGGTCATGTTGTTTATTGACTCGGTGATACTTACGATGTTCTCGAAGTACTCCATGTCAAAACGCATATAACCAACGGTTCTTCGTTTTCTTTTAGCGCAAACTAAGAACGCTTCCTCTATATCCTTTTCTTCCACCATCTTTTTTAAAGCGAATTAATATTAGTTGCGGACACCGGACGCACCCTGTTCTGATTCGTGGCCTTAGTGTTCCAGTTGTTCACATTGCCATTGGACAGGTTGACGTTCCAAGCGTTCGAGCCACTGTTCTCGGTAACTGCGTTATTATCTTGTTCTTTACCGTAAATGACGGTATAACGCCCATTTAATATATAAGACGCGTACATATTAGCCGTAGCCTTTATGATTCTGCATTAAAGCCATCCTCTATCGCCACAGTGGTAGTTTCGATTTTTTGAAGGAGGCTCTTTCGATACGAAACTGCTTCTTTGCCTATTGCTACAATGAGCTGAATCACGGGAGAGTTATTTTGCTGACCGTATCGCCACTTGTTGTCGTAAGCCATACGGAATAGAACCTTATATGTTTCATAGCTGGAAAGAAATCTGTTCATGTACTCAAACTTATCACTATAGTTATTAGACATATATGCTTCTGTAAAAGTTTTTTGCATCTCAACGCTGAGGTTTATCATCTGCATACCTATAGTGAATTTGTAAGTTTTTGGGAACTGCTCGATGAACTTTGTTGTTCTATCGAGCAGTTGCTTACAACTATTGAATATCGTAGTTTGAGTAACAATTCTGCCCATATCGCTTTTATACTTTTAAAACATTGTCATTAATTTTCGGTTGCAAAGGTAAGACAAATTTTTGAATCCACCAAACTTTTTTGTAAAAAAAAAATTAGGGTGGCTAAAAGAGCCACCCTATAAAAGGCTAAAGACTAAGGACTTAGTAAGTGCGGCCACCGCCCTTAAATGCGGACACCGGACGCACCCTGTACTGATTCGTGGCCTTAGTGCACCAGTTGCTCACAGTGCCATTGGACAGGGTGACGGGCCAAGCGTTCGAGCCACTGCTCTCGGTTGAAGTCCAATAACCATCCGTTTGCAGCTGTGTAGCACCGCTAATAAGCGACAGACAGTAGTTTATCTTATTCATGTTTGAATAGATGGTTATCATCTCGCCCATAGAGGGGAGCCACCAAGAACCTGCCGCAATACCCTTGCTGTTGCCGTTAAGACGAGAGTAGGCATTGCAGAATCCCGGAGCATAACTTTCACCCGAAGTTGTGCTGTCCTTTACGATGGTCGCCGTCTTGCTCTGACCGTCAAAATCCAAAAACGCCTTGTTGGTGTCTGAAATCGCCGTAGTAAGCGAAGAAGAGGTCGCTGCGCTCGCCCAAGTTAGCTTGGAGGAGCTTTCCGTAGGCGCAACCACGATGCAGCGTCCTCCCTCGAATACCGCAACACCCATTGCAATCTCTCCGTTGTTCTGCTTGGCAGTCCAATCCCACGGACGAGCCAAAACGGGATAATTGTCGGTATTTTCTTTCTCGCGACAATACATTATAAACACATTGTCAAGTGCGTACTTATCCACACTTCCATGGAAGTACGTTTTCATAACGCTTGCCTTGACGCGATTGACCGTTCCGCTGTCACTGGAACTGATAAAACTCAAACTGTCGGTTATCGCAGATAACGTGCTCTTATCCGACATCTTTTTTCCTGTTGCCATAAATAATCATTTATAATTTGCAAATTAATATCTCGAAGTTGCAGTAATCAAGAGACCACGCAGCTCCACTATCCATTTTGGATAGGTTTATCGTAATATAGCTACTCGTATATTCCACAACACTCGCACTGCCTATCACGTACCCCGTTCCGCTTCTTGGTGTAAGAAGAATCGAGCAGTTACCATCGCTCAACGCATCGCTTGTGATGTTGCCGTACTTAAACCATATCTGCCCGTTTCCTTTTGTTGCTACCGTAGGTGTGCTGCCCATATTATAGTAGTCCGATACCGTAGGTGTGCTCCCGGAAAAAGATACCACTCCCTTGTATATCACCAGCGGCAGGGTGCATGGTTGAGAGTTTATTTCCCATCCCGTCTTACTTATGTTTAAGCCGTAACCTCCTGCCTTTACATCAAATACAAACTCCTTTGTGTACGAGCTGTCGCCACTATCCACGTCTGCCATTGCAATCAAGTAATTATCCTTGTTTGCCGTAAGAGCCAGTCCGTTCTTAAACATGGCTGCGTGATAGCTATCCATATAGATAAAACCCAAATCAAGCGTCCATGTAATATTTACATAATAACTACAATTATAATCGGCGTATTGCTTGGTGTCGCTAGAGTCTATCTTGACACCAAGCCGATATTTCTTCCCGGCTTTAATAGACGGAATTTTTTGTGTGCTACCCCAAGACTCATGGGTGTATTTGTACTTTCCTGCCGTAGACACCAGCACATTACTAGTGTTACTCCAATAAACGAGTTCCGTAGCCGTTTTGTATTTCGTGTCCGTATCCATCTCCAAAAGATACAACGCGACCTCGGTTATTATCTGCTGGCCACCGTTACTGCTGCGACCAAACGAGCTAAACGATACGCCATTAACGCTCAACACCCACACGCCATTGTATTCGGCTGATTTTATACCTGTCAAAAACATCATCGGCGTTTCGCTGTCCTTATCGTTGTCGGCGATGGATGTGTTCATTCCGCTAGCCGTTGAGCTGTTTATCGTAACACCGCCGGAAGCAGACAAAAAACCTTTGCCTTCAATGGTAGAACCCTCGATACTGTAACTGCTGCCGTTATTGTAAGAGCTAAGACCGTTTGCTTTTGGTACGCCAACCTTAAACTCATCGTTAGCTATCTGCGGAACGACCAAAATATCATCCATTGGCGCAACATCATCGTATTTCTTTACGCTTCCGGAAAACAAAGAGACTTCACGACCACTATCATCGTGTACCGCAATGGTGCTGTCATCTATTTCAACTCTTTCCGTCTGACTATTCCCGGACACAATTTTTACGTTCTGCAACTCGCCCGTCAAAGCCTTAAAGTCACCATCGGCAATCCTAACAACCTCGATACCGTCTTTGTACATAGAAACCTTATCCACATACAAATTGTCTATCTTGGTGTCTTTTGCCAGCAACAAGTCCGTAGCTATCGCCGTATAGTCGGCAAACGTCTGCCAATAGGAGCTGCTGACACTAGGCGTTTCATTACTTGATTTTTCGTGCGTCTCCTTGCAACGCCAATACGTCTCAACGCCTGCGCTAATGACAAGAACAACATCCAAGAAAGTTTCTCCTGCAGCACCGGAGTACACAATACCGCCACTTGGAATATCCGACCAATTGCGCACTCTCAACACAGCCCCCGACACGCTGTCGCCTTTTGCACCGTCCACGACAATAGGAATCGTCTCTTTGTCTACCGTAACGCCGTCCGTTGTTGATAGAGTAAGTGTCACAACGCCTGTTGCTCCCTTTACGGCAATCGTAGGTAGCGCATCGCCCGCTGTTAAAGACGCGCTCTTTGTACCAACCCCGTAATACAGTACATATCCGGTTGGCACAACACTCTGCGAGGTCGTGCTAACACCATCGTATTTTGATAGCGCGACACTTATCTCTGTTGGCGTGTATGTTCCGTTGCTGTCTACCTTTACGACACTACTACTTGGTTGTATCTCATACAATACGGCATTCTCGCCTGTTTCTCCCTGCTTACCCGGAATAATCTTGTTTATCGTAAGCGTGCAAACGCGCGTGTAATCTCCGTAGGTAAAAGCTATCGGAAGTGACGTAATGCTATCGCTTAGTACGGAAAGAATATTGAAAGATAGTGTGTTATCCGTTCTTTTTACATACACTCCCGTCACCACTGCCGTGTAGGAAGTTGATGTAGATATACTCTTACCGCTAATAGTAATTGAGTAATCACTATCAATGGTTTTCTCTTCAACGCCATCGTATAGGTGTACGGAAAAAGACGCTTTTTGTGTCGCAGGAGACAGCACCCCGTCACTATCACAAGATACGCTGATCATCTCATTGTCTATGTCTGCCCATACAACACTCTCTCCGTCCGTACCGTTTCTGGCTACGGAATAAGAAACGCTCTGTGTGCCGTCCGTGTAGACAATAATAGTGCGTGTCCACAAGTAATAACCCTGCAAAACAGTCGGAACGCTACTTAGCCAACCGATTGTTGGAGCAGATGTACCGCTAGAGGATGTTGCATATCTAACCGTTGTTGAAGAAATGCCTTTTCCATCATCTCCTTTATCGCCCTTTGCGCCCGTTGTCCCCTTGTCTCCGGTAGAGCCTTTATCGCCCTTTGCGCCCTCATACACACACGGGATAAAATGTCTGTCGTAGATATTATCGTCAGATACCGCGCTCGTACTGGTTGCGTCTGAAAAAGCAAACTCAACACCTTGCATCTTGTCTATCGCAACGACCGTAAAACCCTTCCCTGCATATCCGCTTGCAAACATCCATGCGGAATATGTCGTACCGTCAGAAGAAAGAGTCCTTAAAAATATATTGTACGGCGCAGTACCTCCGGGTGCTTGCAGGACGTTGGACGCTACCGTACCATCGTAAGATGTTTTGTTGCTTCCCTTGTATGCTGCATAGCCGCACCATATAGTGCGAGACCCCGGGGTGTAGCTACCATCGGATGAAACACCAAACGTCAAGACACTGGACGATGGCTCCAATTCGTACCATTCACCATCGGCTCCACATCTTACACCTTGCATGACAAAACCAACGGTTTCTCCGCTGCAATGTTCACTCTTGACCGTTACGTAAACATCGAAAGAATCTTCATCGTAAGATGTCCCTTCGGTAAGCTCAACGGTTATCTTTCCGGTGCTTGCATCGGCATGTACACCTACCGCACTGTCGCTCGCGCTCACTGTAAGAGATGTTATCGTCTCGTATTCCGTTCCATACTGAACCGTTACGTAATTTTCAAATAAAAAACTATTCGCCGTTTCTCCGTCATACGTCATAGCAAACAAACCGTGCGGCTTTTGCATATTTATAGTAATACCCGTGTTGTCCGCTCCGTCAAGTCCGGATTTTATGATAGGCACCGTCCTTGTATCAATAAGTGTTTCTCCGCTAAACAAGGATAGATAAAGCATACTGTAGGATGTACTGCTTGGAATAGTTATTGCGCTGCTATATAGCGCACCATCACTTGTTGTTGCAGGTTGCGAACCATAAGCGTATCTTACCGTATAACCGCTCGGTATCGCCTGTCGCGCTTCCGTTCCGCTTGTTGAAATATGTTTTACGTAAACCGTAATACTGCGCGATGTTGGCGTAAGACTACTTCCGCTTGCCGCTTTTGTAAACCCGATTATATCTATAGACGGTTGCAACTCGTAATAATCGGCTCCGGTACCATTGAGTCCTGCATATACAACGCCTATGGTACTCGTGTCTACAATATTGTCGCTAGATACGAGAGATACACTGGATGCGGACGTAAGATAAAACTCAACTTTTGATATGCTGCTTGAAGCCAACACACGAAGCACACCCGATCCGTTGCCAACCAAGTCTTTCGCCCATTTATACGAGCTAGCCACACCGCTTGCATCGAACGTGCGATACAGAATATTGTACGGCGTATCGCCGTGCTTGTATAGGTTTTCATATTCCGTACCGGGATATGTTGTCATGATGTCTCCGTCCGTTTTGGAATAACCGCACCAAACATCTATGTATGCAGGCTGGTACGCGCCTGCCGCGTCCACCGTAAACGACATCGCCGTAGTGGATGGAAACAGTCGGTAAAGAACGGCGTTTGTGCCGTTCTTGATATACCGAACCGTTGTGGAAGCCGATACTGTTGCCATACTATCTCTAAAACTCTACTGATTCAATATTGACCGTTACATCTCCGTAGTTGGCACAGTCCGATTCGTTTACCGTAAAAGTCGTAACCGCTCCGGCAGAGGTCTTAACTTGCCCTCCGACAGAATCCAGTACGGTAAAGTAATAACCGCTTACAGACACGACCGTATCGGTACCGGAAGGATTCTTGGAATAAAGAACCGGTGCGTATGTAACGCTGTCACTGGAACCTGCCACTATCGTCTCGTCCGAAGGAGTCGGATGTGGAAGAATGTAATATCCGTCAGATACATCCCATACGCCTGCAATATCAGAGCCGATGGCAACGCCGGAACTATTCTCCACTTCCACCTTGAAGTCTGCGTATGTATCAACATCGCTTGCTTTTACTGAAACAGAGTACCCGGTATCAAATTCAGTCCATGAACCACTCGACAACTTGTACCACTTGTAAGAATACTTGGAACGAAGGTCGGAATCTGTCGCGTAAGATCCGTTATTGAAAATAGACACCGTAAGCATACAACTGCCATCGTTTGTGTCTATCTTAAAGTTCTTGTTGTCGCCTGCAATAATCGTAACCTTCGTAGAAGTGCCGGATGTCTTCTTGATAGAACAGGAAATGGCTGCTGTCACAACATCCGTGTAGCCGTCCGCAGTAATGGTCGCGCTCGCCTTAATAACGCAAGAAACACCGCCTGTCAAAGTCGCAAGGTTTCCAATAATAATTAGGTTTGCTCCATCGAACTTGAAATACGACTTATGCGCGGAGCTTGTCGGGTCTATTACGACATCATTGATGTACCATGTTATCATGTTAGAGGATACATCTACCGTACCGTTCTGGCTCTTTGAGGACATTACAACGAGCTGTAGTGTCGGTTGATTAGATTCCGATGTGTAACTTGGCGAAATCGTACCCAAATCACCGTTCGCTTCGCCCGTGTATTCTTGCCATAAATCACCCTTACTAGATGTTATCCATGATGTATAAGTCAATCCTTTGCGGATGTACTTAATTTCTCTACTCGCTGACGCTTTGCTCATCGCTTACCTCCGTTTCTTCTTCTGTTACTTCTTCCGTTTCTCCCAGCGCAGCATTGAGGAGCTCTTCGTCTCCTTCGTCACTACTGCTTTCCGTAGACGTAGCAACAACCATCTTAAATCTCGCATCAATGGCATTTGGCATTGTGTGGGTTATCTGTCCGTCCTGCTCGTTCTTGCTTTCCTGCTGCGTTAATAGTACACCTCCTACCTGCGCCATAGTTCTGGTGAACAGGTCGTAGATTCTGTCTCTGCTAGACAAGTTACTATTGATTCGGATATTGAGCTTCGTAGCCAAATCCATTACCTTGCTGGATGCTATTAGATAACCGCCATCCGGGTATCTAACCAATTCGCGCGTATCAAGGTCAAGATATTCAACGACCTTTGTGTTTACCTTACCGTAATAATACATATCTCTTTATATTTAGTTTGACAATAATATATATCCGTCCTCATCAACGAAATAATCACCGTTCTCATCCGTCATATAGCTGTAGCTCCCCTTGTCCGACACATCTACTCCAATAGTCATACTTCCACTTGTCATATTGCTCGTAGGTATGCTTGCCGACACTCCATACGCAAGCTCGTTCTTTAAAGTCTCGCCATCACTTGTTAGCCCCCACGTGATGTTAAACACTCGCTCCAGCGTATCTTTGTCTATATCGCCGGAACCATCGCTCGCTTTTACCATCATGCTTGCGTTTAGAGCGTCATATCCAATCGTAGATGAACAGTTTACAATATCAATCGTGTAGTTGCCGAGGTCGCGCCTTAATGTTGCAGACTTCGTTGGCAGACTGTTACTAAGCTCAACACTATCGGGGTCTGTTCCCGTCTCAAACTTGGCAATACAGCGAACGCTCAATACATCGCCCATATAGTCGCGGTGTATTGTAAGAGACTTTGTATCTTCGCTCACCTCGACTACATAGCCGTCTCTGAAATCGTTACCGACATTACTTGTCAAATCCGGTACTTCGTCTGCATAAGACAAACACCATACATACTTTACTTCACTCTCCGGAACAGGGCCACTGTCACCCATATACAATTGCGCGTTAATCGTAATATCCGATTCGTGATGTATGGGGTTGTAGATATTATTGCCATCAACATCTATCGTCAGCACCGGTGTTGCTTCCGCAGCAAGCATACACTGCAGGAGGTAACTTTGACACACGTTAATTATCTGGCTGGTGCGAGAGTCCTTGTATGTGGCTGTAAACTTGTATGTAACGCGCTCGCCTGCGGACAAGTTGTTCTGTGAGATTTTAAGCGCACCGCGCGACTGTCCCGTAGATGTTACTTCGTATCCGTCCTTGCCGCTCGTAATAGTCCCGTTCTTACTACTGTCCGTACTCTCAATCGACCACACAATGTTATCCAAACTGGCATTGATGTTGTCGCTATTGATAACACCGTCTCTATCAATAATGCTTACCTGCGGCTTTAGCACCAGCGGCGTAAGCGTATAGTCCGGATAGTACTGCCCTTCGTAAGCGTCATACACCTGCGTGTCGCTCGTTCCGGAAGAACCGCCGTAAAGGGAGCTCTGCACAACCACTAGCGCGGTGTAGTTCTTAATAATCTTTTTACTTTTCGCTATCATATTTAAAACGTCTTAAATTTCAAGTGATGCGGACGAAACCAATCCGTCCTTAACCGTAACCGTGCAAGTAAACACAACCTTCTTTGGGAAACCGAAAGAATCCACCCCTAAATCATCAACCGTAGCTTTTAGTTGCTTGCCGGTATCTGCGTGTTCCAACGCCCAAACGGTATCACTGCTGGGTCTTTCGTTTCCGTCCGCTCCAACACTATATCTCGTCCACTCAAAATCAGTGTCTACAAGCTGGTCTGTAATATCCTCGTTGTAAAGCGTTACAATCGGCGTAAGAGTGATTTGTATGTCGTCCATGTCGTAAATCTGCTCCTGTTCCAAGAACTCAACCTTTAGCTGCGTATTACCCTCAATCATTGACCACTGCGTGGTATTCCACTTAGGCTCATCCGTAGCACCGGTCTTATTGCACTGCCACTTACAGCCGTTATGATATACAAGAGAAATCTCATACTTTCCGGTACTCGGATTGATGTCGTTGCAATAGTAACTTTCTCCTTCTACCCATTCGCCTCTATCAACATACTCCGATATTGGTTTACCTTCGTAGTCTACCTGTATAAAGCTCTGACAAATAATGCCTGCGGCATACATGTAGTCCCAATTGGGATTTATCTGCGCCTGTACCTTCGGTATCTCCTGCACAAACTCCGGTAGCGTACCCATCGTAGTGCCGTAGTTGTAATCCTCCAAGATAGGCTTTGTTACACCCGTGAGCTTTACGATTCTGCCCTCTGTGCTGGATAAATAAAAACAACTCTGCCTATCCTCGTCTACTTGATTACCCCAACGAGCGATGTTCATCATTTCCTGCGGGGCATAGTTCTTTTGAGCTGGAACATCGCTATCATCGTATATGGTAACTTCGATGTAGTTT